GATTGATATTGATGTGACAACTCTTGTAACTACCGTAACCGGTGGACCAGGGGGAGAAGATCTATCTTTAGTTCTTGCCGATTATCCGACTATCAGCGAGCTTGTAGAAGTTATCAACAATAACACTGTTTATGATGCGGTCGTTTTAACAGATACACCAACTCAGAAATCAGTAGATATGGACTTTGTGGCTGCCGTTGATATTAAAACAGCTCCGGTAACACTTAAAAGTGACTACCAGTCCGTATACGAAGCTCTTCAGGCCAATCCTTTACTTGGAACAATCACAAAATCAGGAACAGACAGAAACGTCCCTGATTACGATGCTGAGGCATTATATTTCTCTGGCGGTACATCTGGGGCCTATACAACAGCGGAATTCACTTCTGCTCTTGAAGTATTGGAAGAGGAAGACATCCAGCTGATTTCCACAGTTTCAACAGAAGCTTCCGTTCACTCTCTTTTGAAGAGCCATTGTGTTGACATGAACTCAGTCGAAGGCCGGAGAGAAAGACAATTTTATGTTGGTGGAGCATTATCAGAGGATGTGGCTGCGGTGATTACAAGAGCCCAGAATCTTAATTCTTCTTTTGGATCACTTTGTTCCCCAGGGTACTATAATTTTAATGATAATAAAGAAAAAGTACTTAGAAGCCCAGCATTTTATGCCTGTCAACAGGTCGGGATGATATCAGCTCTTGGTCTTAACAATCCAACAACTTCAAAGACAATGAACAATCTTGGATGGTAAAAAGACTATAAACGGTCTGAAAAGAACGAACTGATTAAGGGCGGTGTATTGGTCGGAGCCAGAGACCAGGACGGCGTTTATATCACGGTGAGATCGCTCACAACCTACCAGGGAAGCACTTTGCAGAAGAATGAAGCTTCTATCATGCGGGAAACTTTATACCAGGCTGCCGATCTTAGACGGAGAATGGAAAAGGCATTGATCGGAACCCCGAACCTTGGAAATGACCAGATTGCAACGGCCACGGCGATATTTGAAAGAGCCATAAAAGACTGGAGCGGACTGGGAATCATTGTTGCTAAAGACGGACAGCTTTATTCAGGGCTTGTAATTAGCATAAACGGGGATATAATCAGTATCGAATATAACACTTGGAATACAGCTCCTACGAACTTTGTATTCATCACTCATAACATTTCTGTACTTGTACAGTAAGGAGGTACTAGATGCCACTACCTAATGCAACAGAAAAACTTATACAGCAGGGATCGTTCTGTAATATCGTCATTTATGATGCCGACCAGAATAGAAAAACTCTTGGACTGGTTCAAAACGCTTCCTATAATGAGGACTTTAATGTCGTATCGGCAAAGGTTGTCGGATTCTTTGGGCCGGTATCTCAGGACGTACAGGATTATAACTGTACAATAACTTTGGGTACTTATGTCCCTCTCAACCCCAGGGAAGAAATCACAATTCCCTATCTTGATGGCGGTGAAACTACAATCCAGCAGCAGTTAAAAACAAGATCCGAAATTGCTTTGACTGGAAAAGGAACAGTTATCCCACAGATTGACTTCACGGATAAGCAGGGAGGGGTTGTATACAATTCCTTTAATCAGTGTATAATCTCATCAAATGGGGCTAATATAGCTCCTGGGACCTATGTTACATCAAACATTCAATTGATGTGTATTGAAAGAACTCTATAAGGAGAAACGATGTTTGAAGAAAATACCATTATTGGTAAGATTTCTAAAGGTAAAAATCCTGAAGAAATAGTTTCAACGCCATACGGGGAATTTATTGTGAAATTCCCTACTGGCAAAGATATCAATGTGATTGCAAGAAAGAAGGCTGCTGCCTTAGGTGGTATGCCTATTACATCTTTTGGTTTTGAAACTGTAATGAGAATCGAAAGAGATATTACCCTGTCTGAAGTAATTACGGGGTATCCCGATAAATTCCCGAAAGAATTTAAAGGGGAAGACTTTGATAATTTTCCTGACGAGGAGGTGAAGAACACTATTTTTAAAGCGTTCAATACGTTTTTCACGGAGACTCAGGAGTCAATATCAAAAGAATGTAGAGCAAAAAATTGAAGATAATGACTTTGAACTGAGAGTAAGAACATGGTACTTAACGGTTAAATGTCTTACTCCGTTCGATGATCGTTATATAAATGTACCGTATGAATGGATGGAATACGAATTCTTGCGGTACATGAATAATCCTGGATATGATGTGATCAGGGATGTTTACTTGAAAAGTAAATATAAATCTGAAGAAGAAAAGCACTATGAGGAAGAACTTGAAGATCAAAGAGATTTGATTGAAGGAACCTACTCAAAAGAGCAGACTGAAAAAATCATGCAAGCTTTTAAGGATGCGAAATAATGGCTATTGAAACTGGCGTAGTTTTAGGGATGCAAGACAATCTAAGCCCAACGGCCCGAAAGGTTGCCGGAGAGCTTGACAATATTACTAAAAGTGCAGATGGTATAAATTCCGCTTTCGATCCTAAGTATCTTGACGACTACAACAAAAAGCTTGTTACTATTGGTGATTCATATACAAAATTAAATTCACAAATTTCTAACCAGAACCAGAGTGCATTAAGGCAAGCTCAGTCAATGATGAGTGGTGTCAGTACTGGTGTTGTCAGTGCCGGACGTGGTGACATTGGAGGAGCTGCATTAGCTGGAGGAAAAGGTTTGTCTGGTTTAGCCTCTACCCTGTTTGGAACAGCCGGAGGGATTGCAGCAGGAGCCTTGATGGCTGGTGGAGTTGCTGGGAATGCTTTAGCGAATCAATATTCCCAAAGAGCAGGGCCCGCCCAGAAGATTGCAGCACTACAAGATAGGCTATATACAGATATCAATGACAATACTGAAGCTCTACGATCTGCCATGGAAGAAACCGTAAATTCTGTTACTCAGTTCGGTAAAACTTACGAAGAGGGGGCCAGGGCAACAGAAACCTTTCTAAGGGCCGGTGGTACTGACTTTAGAGGTGGAAGAGCTGCCGAATATTCAATGGCATACGGTGCTGATTTTGGGGCTTTATCATCATTTGCCGGTAAAACTCAGAGGTTTGGACAATCAGGAGGCCTGGACACAACCAGGGCCTTAATGAGAGCTCAGGGTTTAGGCCCAGCTCAGTTTGAAGAGGTGATGGGAGGATTGGGGGATACTTTTTCTCAGTCTCTTTCTCAGGGAATAATAAAAAGCCTTCCAGATATTGCGAGATCCCAGGAATTTATTGCAAGGGCCGGACAGACCTTTCAGGGTGGATTAGGAGCCCAGAGATTGCAAGGGATGAATCAAGTTGTATCGGGAGCCGGAGGATTACAGAGCCAGAGTGACCTGTTTCTTTATAGGGCAGCTCAAAAAATGTCTGGTGGAGGAATACTTGAAACCAGGAAACTTATGGAACAGGGATTAACCCCAGAAATGTTTCAGGGTTTAATGGGAGAGTTTGATAGATTTGGATACGGAAGAGACGAATCTATAATGCAATTATCTAAGATGTTTGGTTTGTCAATAACATCTGCTGAAGAATTGTATGACCTAAAAGGCCAGAAAGCATTAACAACAGAACAGCTCTCAAAAGGCATGAAAGAAGGATCAGGAAGGACAAGAGAATCTGAATATTTAAGGATAATGGAAGCTGTTAAACAGGCGATTGCCGGTGTAGCTGGTGGAAAGGCCTTTGATGCAAGAGGAGCTCTTGTTGGTGGTGGAGAGAGCCTAGTAGAGTTTTTCAAGGGAAAACTTGGGGATGTAGGGGATGCAATAAAGGCAGATGAAATAATAACAGAGACAATCAAGGTTGAAAAATTACAAATAGCAAATGTTGTATCCACAGATGCGTTTGGAGCCGAAGTATACACGCCTTTGGCCAATATGGCAGGGGCCAGGCCTGGGTATAGTCAATTAAAGAATATGATTGATGAGGCCAGAATTGAGGGTGTTACTGAAGTTGGATTATATGGTGCTTTGAGAGATCCGTATTCAAAGGCAATTTCCAGAAGTGGTCCTGGTGGTGCGAATATAACAGACGAAGAACTGAAGACACTCGGAGGACTTTTACAGGATCTAATAGAAGCCACTAACAAAACAACAGATGCCATACTTGAGCCTGTCGTTGTTGACACTGGTACAGATCCGGCTCTTAACGAAAGGGCTACAGGAAGATGAGTGTATACCGGAGAAGGCCAGAATGGACGGTTATAATCAGAAGACCGGACTATAACAAGGCCTATACAAGTCGGGAAGAAGTAACCGGAAGAGAAGGTATACCTTTCAAG